TGGGCGTTATGGATGATGATCTACAGCGCCCAGTTCGTTCATCTGATTTTTTAGTAGTAGTAACAGGATTCGCATTAAATTTAATTAGCGCATTTGAAGCGCTTGCAGAAGATCTGCACAATATGAGCATTTATAATTCGCAACAAAAAAGCCAAGAAGCAAAAGTCTGGCAACAGTTCGCACAAGATTTAGAAACTATTAAGGAGAACAAAGATGGCTAGAGGCCCATTAGCAGGAGCATCAGGTCCTGGTAAGTTCTCAAAGAGAACCGATATGGATTTAGGATCTACAGCATACGGTGAGGGACAAGAGACTGCTATGTTAAATACAGGAGCGCCTAAGTCTAAGACTCGCGGTATTGCAGATAATGTTGGCGGAAGACCAGCAGATCCGTTAGCTCAGATGACTCCAGTAACTCCACTATTTGCCCCAACACAAAAACCAACAGAACCTATTACCGCAGGTGTAGCAGTTGGAGAAGGTGCTGGACCAGAAGCATTAATGATGCAATCTAAGTTTGCAGGTCGCAAAACTTCAGATATCTTAGCTGAACTCATCGCTTATGATGAGACAGGAGATATTGCGGTACTATATCAACAGGCGTTATCTAGAGGACAATAGTGGCTGATAATCTAAAAGCAGCAGCATATGCAGCAGGTTTATCAGAGGCAGAACGAAAGAAGATAGAAGATCTAAATAAAGTACTTAATGTACATAGACAACTATCTAATCTACCATCTGATATTGCAGCAAAGGCTGTCCAGAGTTATACACCAGAACAACAAAAAACACTTGCTCAAACATTTGGTGAAGACGATCCAATCACCAAACCAAAGCAAGGTTGGTTTGGTTCTGCTTGGAACTATACTGGTGGTGCTTTATTAAAAGGCCTTAACTATGTTTCTGATACATCTACTCGCGTTGCTAGAACTCTACAGGTAGCAGCAGAAGAAGATATTAGCTTAGCAAAAGCCTGGGATGAAGCAGGCCTAAGTGGTGAGAAAAAGTTTAATACTGGTCGTTTAGATTCTGCTCGTAAGAAGTATGGAAACGATGCAGTAGATATTGCTGTTCGTATTGCATCTGGAGAAGATCAAGCACAGTTAATAAAAGAAGCTACTCCTGAGCAACAAAAATATTTAGCCTTAGCATATAAAAAACAAGGTACAAAAGAAGAGCAAGAGTTATTTCAAGATACTCTTGATGCAGTTAATTCTGCCAAGTATTCTCCAGGTAGAGCAGTAGCAAATATAGTAGATGCTTTAACACCTGGCGATTTAGTTAAAAACGGATTTTTATATAAAGGTATTTCTGGAGCGGTAGATGCTGCATATCGCATTTTTGCAGATCCACTATTAGTAGCTGGTAAAGCAAAGAAACTTTACGACATACAAAAATATGCACTAGATGTAGTAGTCGGTGGCAATAAGGTAGATACAGTATTTACAGATCCTAAAGTTGTTAATTTCTGGAATACATATGGTGCTGAATTAGGTAACCTACGTAAAGCAACAGAAACTAAAAATACTGCAGCACAAGTTGCTGCTACTGATCGCCTTAGAATACTAGCACCAGAACTTGGTCCTGATGTAGTAAAATCTTTTAACAAGGCAGATATCCCTATATCTAATGCTATTACTGCTAAAGCATTTTTCCAAAATGCTAAGCAATTAGATGAAATGATGAAGGGTCAAATAGGTCGTAAGCGAGTTCTTATGCCTCGCCTAGATGCTACTCGCAAGACTCGTATAGCATTTGTTACTGGCGCTAACAAAGTTTTTAATATTGATAAAATAGGACCTGGTTTAATTAATGATTTTTATGGTTCTCCTTTAACAGATGATGGTATTGCAGAGGCTTTAATTAACGGCAAAGAAGAACTTATCAATGCAGTTAAACCTGGTACTAAATACAAAAAGATAGGTCGCCTATCTTCAGCAGGTATTGCATACCGTATTGATAGATTAAAATCAAAGTTTGCTATTGCACCATTATTCAGAGATGATACTTTTGACGTAACTGCTAAAGATGCTTCTAACCAAATATATCGTTTGGCTCGTTTAGTATTACCTCAACAAGATTCAAAACTAATTGCTCAAGCATTTGATTCTATTGATGATACTGCTCGCCGTAAAGATGTATTCTACGGATTATGGTCAACAATCGCTGATGCTCGTGGCTTAAATGCTACTGAGCCAGGACAAATTATTGTTCGCCGTTTAACCAATAAGGGTAATGCTAGATTTGCAGTTACTCGTAATGGAGACAATCCTGCTCTTTTAGAAAATGGTGAGCAAGTAGGTCTTATTGTATCTGATCTATCACCAATGGTTACAGCACCTAACATAGTAGATATAGATAGAGCAGCAACTCGTAGTACTCTTATTCAGAAAATGTTTGGCTTTGCCAATAAAGACTGGGTAGATAGAATGACAGGAGCTTGGTCATTCTTAACCTTAGCTGGACCTCGTTACGCACTTCGTAATGCAACTGAAGATTTAATGGTTAATATTGCTATTGGTCAATCTCCTTGGGGAATTGCCAAATCAAGATTACTATCTACTAGATTAAACACTGCTAGGAGTATGCCTAAGGGTTTATCTAAAGAAGGTTTAATCTCAGAAAAGAGATCATCAGATCCACTAGGTATAGTATTAAGATTTGTTAATAAGGCAGAGTCTGATAGATTTACTGCTGAATTATCTACACTTGATGATCGTATTGCAACTGGCAATAAGCAGATAGGTAAACTTCGTAAAGAATTAAAAATAGAACAAGATCCAATTAAACAAGCTGCTCTTAAATCTCAGATTGAATCTATAAGGCAAGGAACTAAAGGCGGATCTGTCTACCAAACTAGAGTTATAATGGCTAGAGCCTTAAACGAAGGTAAATTAAATAGAGCATTTGGTAGATTAAAGATGAAGTCTTTAACCAAAGAAGAGTCTGATCTTTTAGCAGAGCAAATCCTACACGGTGATTTGGATAATGCACTTGCGGATGTAGTAGAGGCATCATCAAACTTTGCAGTTGGTAATGACTATATTAGATCTGCTATTGATTTTAACAAAAAACACGGTGTCCGCACTGTAGCACTAAGGATTGAAGCACCTTCTAACTATAGAAGAGCTAAAGGCGCTACTGGATACAAAGAAATATCAGTTGCTGCACAAGATGAATCTTCATTAATCGCTTGGTTAATGCGTATTTCTTACTATGCTAATGATGAGCTAGGCGCTCTTGCTGTTGCAAACCTAGATCAACCAGAGATAGCTAAGGGATTAATAGTTAAGTGGTTAAAAGATAACCCAGAAACTGCAAAACAATTCCGTTTTAGAAGTGCTGGTAAAACTGATGAACAACAAGCAGAGGCTATTATTCAAGAAGCCCGTAAAATCTTTGAGAAAAAAGATCCTACACAGTTAAACCTAGATTTATTAAATAAGATCAGAACTTTTGATGAGGAAACTGGACAGTATATTATTACTGGAAAGTTATCACTAGATGATCTACCTAAAGTAGAGACTGATTTACCTCAATATGTTATAGGACCACAATTAGTTGCAGTATCTGATACTGATAACTATGTAAGTTCCTTAATGGAAAAGGGTTGGACTTGGCTTGGTATGTCCAATGCTCGTATGTCTAGAGAACCTATTGTTCTAGCTGAGATGATTAAGAATCGTAAACAGTTTAGAGAAACTGGCTTTGAAAATGCTTTCATTAAAGCACACTTAAAAGATATAGATCCTACAAATACTGCTAAAATAGATAAAGCAACTGATGTTGCTAAAAAGAAATTAGCAGAGATTGCAGAAGAAAGAGCAACTCTTCAAACCTTGGCTTATGTAGATAACCCATTAGTACGAAGCCAACTTGCTTTTTCTATCCGTAACTTTGCTCGTTTCTATAGAGCAACTGAGGACTTTTATCGCCGTATTTATAGAGCAGTACGTTACAATCCAGAGTCTATCCAAAAGGCAGCTTTAACTTATGAAGGTGTAACACACTCAGGATTCGTACAACGCGATGATCAAGGTGAACCTTACTTCATATACCCAGGAATTGAACCTGTATACAGAGCAGTTCAAGGTGCATTAGTAGGCTTAGGTATAGGTGCTGAATTTAAAGCACCGCTTCCAATTAATTTTGGTGCAAACTTTAAGATGTTAACCCCATCTTTAAATCCTGAATCTTGGGTACCTACATTAGCTGGCCCATTATCTGGCGTATCAATAAAGGTGTTAACTAATCTTGTTGATATCTGGAACCCAGGTGCTGCTGATACTATAACTAAACTTACTTTAGGTAAGTATGCTGAAGATCAACCTATGGTATCTGCTTTCTTACCAGCGCATATTAATCGTCTATACGCAGCAATGAATAGAGATGAAAGAGATTCTCAATATGCAAGTGCTTGGCGTAAGGCTGTTACATATCTTGAAGCATCAGGTAATGGTATCCCAAAAAGATATGATGATCTTGGTGAGTTAATTCAACCTTCTCCACAGGAGTTGGAGGATTACCGATTAAAGGTAAAGAATATAACAATTGCTATTTTGGGAACTAGATTTATATTTGGTTTCGTTGCTCCAGCATCACCACAAGTTCAGTTAAAGTCTGACATTACAGACTGGATGAGAGATGATGGTAAGGCTAACTTCAAGCAAACTTGGAACGCTTTACTAGATAAGTATCCTGGCGATTACGATGCAGCAATGACTAAATGGGTAGAGTTGTATCCAACTCAGATACCATTTACTGTACCAGAATCAGAGCGTAAAACAGTTGCATACTTTAGATATGCAGAAGAATCTGGTGAGTTTGTAAAGAACAATCAAAAGTTATTTGATAACTACAAAGAAGGCGCTGCTTTCCTTATCCCTCACAAAGAGGGATTCTCTTGGGATGCTTATAAGACTATGACTGATATGGGTCTACGTCAGAATAAGCGAGTAGAAGATTATCTAAGAGAAGTTCAAACAGCTACTGATCTACAGACTTATTACGATAAAAAAGAAGAGTATGAGAAGTCCCTTGAGACTGCTGGTATTGACTTTACTCGTAGTAGATTACGTAAAGAGTTTAATGAATGGAAAGATCTGTTCTTTGCAGGTCGCCCATTAGTTAAAGAAGAGTTGTCTCAGGGTAGCCAAAAGGCTATTCAGAGATTAAACGCTTTTAATGATTTAACTAATATGGTTAATGACCCAGAGGTTCAAAGAATTAGTCCTGTCACAGTCTCTACTCTTAGAGAAATGATTAACGCTTATAATAAATATAAGAGCGATAGAGAACGTTATGAACTTATAGGTGGACTAAGTTTCTTAGTAGATTCATCTAAAGATAGAGCAATTGCTAGAATTAGAGAACTAGCAAGAACTAATGAAAATACTCAAGCAGCATACAATGTTTTATTTGGAAGATTACTAGGAGAGTAAATAATGGCAACCCCTGAAGCAAGACAGCCCTTTGATGTTAATGCGTATATTCAGCAATCGCAACAAGCTAGAGCGCAAGCTGCTCAGGCTAAAATGCAAGCTGAAAGTGCTGCTGCTGCCAAATCTATCGTTGATAAAAAATCTAAAGCAATTAAAGCACAAGCAGATAATAAGTTTAGATATGCTGAAGGACTTCAAAAATCTTTAAATAATTTTGAAGATAAATTAAAGTTTTATGGTATGAAAATGTCTAGAGGTGATACTCTAGATCCAGTAGAACAAAAAGATTTTGATAGAGCAGTAGAGCAATATAATAAAGTAAGTATTGCTTATAATAATACGGTTTCAGAAGGTAATGCAATTCTTTCTAGGTTACCTGAACAGCCTTCAGGACCTACAGGCCCAACTGGACCTACTACTACTGCCACTGCTACAGCAACAGGTGGTACTGGAACTGCTCAAGAACAAGTATCTCTTGAAGACTTTTTAAAGAATCTTAATGATAATCCAAAAGCCGTTAATCAAGTTAAATCTTATCTAGGTATAACAAAACTAGATGGCATTTTAGATTATGAAACTATCTCTAAAATATATACAAAAGAAAAAGAAATAGAGACAGTAGCAGGTATAAGAGGTCCAATAGATCGTCTTAGCTACTATGCACAAACTAAAGGCACTGGTACTGGGGTAACAGCAACTACCACTATATCTCCAGTAGCAACTGCAACTACCTATATAAATGCTGCTTTTAAAGAAGCTGGTATTAATAGAGATGCAACCCCTCAAGAAATAACAGCCTTGACTAAAGTTCTTAATGATGCTGAAAGCCGATTTAAGACTACTGTTAAAGGTGGGGTAACTAAAGACCTATTAGGAAATAGAACGCAGTTTATTGCTAATCTTATTACTACTGGTAAGTATGTAGATCCTAATACTGGCAAGGCTATTAAAGGTGTTAAAGAAGATATCAAAAAAGCTGCTGCAGTTCTTGGAACTTTATCTAAATCTGCACAAGCTGTTAAGGCAGATACAAGATCACTTACTGTGCAAACATTACAGTCTACTGCTAATGCTAATGGTGTGGTATTAAGTCCAGAACAATTAAATCAATACGCTCTAGATATTCAAAACGGTAAAGATGTAAAGGTTATTCAAAGCCAGATTCGCAACCTTGCAGGTCTTGGTATGCCAGATAGTGTCAAGAAACTACTAGCCGAGGGTACAGATTTAGATACTATTTACTCACCATACAAACAGGCAATGGCTGCAGTACTTGAGATTAATCCAACAACTATTGGATTTACTGATCCAACATTACGTAATGCTATTGGTCCTAATGGAGAAGTTCCTTTATATGATTTCCAAAGAGCGCTTCGTAAAGATGCTCGTTGGCAATATACAAATAATGCTAAAGAAGATGTATTTCAATCAGTTAGTAAAGTCTTTCAAGACTTTGGATTCCAGGGGTAAATAGTGGCTGACGAAAGAGATAAAGCAAGAGCAAAACAATTTACTTCTGGAGTTTCTTCAGCACAATCAGACTTTAATAAATCTTTATCAGATGCTAAGAAAACCCTTGCAATGGGTAAAAAAGAAGGCAATCAATTTGTAATTGATAGTGCTAGAAATTTAATTAACACTTTAAATACTGTAGTTAAACCATCACTTGATATATTAGCCAAAGCAGAAAATCCACTTGGTGGTTATACTGGTACAAATGTTAATGCTATAAACCAAGCAATGGGTGGCGGTGCCGCAGGTAGTGGCCCAGCAGGTGCAGTTCTTGGAACTGGCGGTAAAGGTGCTTATTCACTAAGCCAAATTAAAGCTTATATGGATGCTAATAATGGTGCATTTCCACCAGACTTAAATACTATTGCATCAGGAATTACTGCATCAGATTTGGGTAATCTACAAAATCAATATAACGCTGGTAAAAGATTAGGTGGAGTAGGTACAGGTACAGGTACAGGGGTTGGTACACCAGAACAACAAGCTGCTCGTCAATCAGCATTTGATCTACTAAGAGAACAGTTTGCACAGTATGGATTAGAAGGTTTAGTAGATCCATTAAGAAATTTAATTCAAGACAATGTATCTCCATCAGAGTTTGCTGTAAGATTACGTCAAACAGAACCTTATAAGAAGCGCTTTGCTGCTAATGCAGCTCGTATTAATAAAGGATTAAGAGCGCTGTCAGAGGCTGAATATATATCCTTAGAAGATGGATATCAATCCATTATGCGTAACTATGGATTACCTGCATCTTATTATGCAAAGGGTGATCTTGGTCGTCAAGAAGGATTTGAGAAACTTATCGCTGGTGATGTGTCTGCTGCTGAGTTAGAAGACAGGGTTATGACTGCACAGAACAGAGTTATCAACGCTCCACCACAGGTTAAGGATGCGTTAAAACAATTCTATCCTGATATTAATAACTCAGAAATTCTTGCTTATACCTTAGATCCAGAAAAAGGATTAGCAGATATTAAACGCAAGATAACTGCAGCAGAGATCGGTGGCGCAGCAATTGGTGCTGGATTAGCAACTGATGTTACTAGAGCAGAAGAACTTGCTAAGTTTGGTGTAACCGCAGAAAGAGCAAGAGAGGGTTACCAAGCAGCAGTTCCTCTAATTGAAAGAGGATCTCAACTTGCAGGATTCTATAAAGAATCACCATACACACAAAGAACTGCAGAAGAAGAATTATTTGGATTAACTTATGCTCCAGAATCAGCAGCAAAGCGTAAGAGATTAACATCTCTAGAACAAGCGCAATTCGCTGGACAATCTGGAATGACTGGAGGAGCGCTAAGCCGAGAGAGGGCTGGCTCCTTTTAACTAGGCCTGCTAATGGAACGACTGGCCCATTAGAGAGATAACAAGACCAGTAGTAGAAGCCATATAGAAGATCCCCAAGTCTGTATGAGGTCTACGCAACTACAATAGAATGGGAGATGGACTATGTCCAACTACGACTACGAGGATGAAGATGACGACAACAATGTTGACACCTCTTCAGACCTTATCAAGCAACTACGCAAAGCGAATAAACAAAAGGAAAAAGAACTAGCTGAATTAAAAAGCCAGTTTGAAGGCCTTAATAAATCGCAACGCGAAAGAGCAATCAAGGATGCCCTCGCAGCTCGCGGGGTAAATACGAAGATAGCTTCGTTTATCCCACAGGATATAGACCCAACTGAGGAGTCTGTATCAAAGTGGCTTGAATCAAATGCCGATGTTTTCGGGATTCAAGTTGCTGAAAACCAAACACCTAATGTTGATCCAACACAGGCTAAGCAATACCAACGTATGACTAACGCTGCAGAGCAAGGCAATTCGCCTAACGCTCAAGAAGATGTTATGAATAAATTGTTAAACGCTAATAGCCGCGAAGAGTTGGATGCCATCATTAGGCAGTCTGGTTTATAATCCAATCCAACGAAAGGCAAGTGCTTAAATGACACTACCAGCAGGTACAATTACTGGTACAGGTGACATTACCGCATTAGTCCAGACAGCGTATGATCAATACGTTCGTATGGCACTACGATCCATTCCAGTAATGCGATCAATTGCAGATGTTAAGCCAGTACAGCAAGCTATGCCTGGATCATCAGTTGTATTCTCAATCTATTCTGACTTAGCACAAGTCACAGCAACATTGACTGAGGAATCTGATGCTTCATCCATTGCTTTAGGTAACCCATCACAGGTTACAGTAACACTTCAAGAGTACGGCTCAGCCGTAACAACAACTAAGAAGTTGAACCTAACTTCTTTCAACGATGTAGATGCAGCTCTTGCTGACATCATTGCATACAACGCTGCAGATTCTATTGACTCTGTAGTAGCTTCAGTTCTAACAGGTGGCACAAACGTTATCTACGCAGGAACTGGAAACACAACAACTTCTGAGTTAACAACTGGTGATACAATCACTGTTGCTAACATCCGTAAGGCTGTTACAGAACTTCGCACAAACAAGGCAGTGCCTCGTATGGGTGAACTATATGTAGCAT